AAAGGGTTCTTCAACCATCCCGTGGTTGACAAGATCGTCGTTTCCGGCTCGTCCAATGACAGCTGGTTCGATGGGTCTGGCATCACCCCGGACGGCATGCTTGCCATCCTCAACGAAGGCATCACCTACCAGGTGAACTCCTCGAAGATGGTGGAGCGTCCCGACACGATGCTGCTGCCCTACAGCGTCTACCGGAAGATCAGCACCACACCACGCAGCACCACCTCGGACACCACAGTGCTCGAGTATTTCCTGCGCACCAACCCGTACATCACCCAGGTGGAGCCCATCAATGAGCTCGACCCTGACAACTCTGGCGGTGCTCTCACGAAGCCCCGGATGGTGGTCTACAAGCGTGACGCAGGGAAGCTGCAGTTCCACGTGCCGATGCCGCTGAAGTTCCACCCCCCGCAGCCGCGGAACCTGGCGTGGAGCGTTCCGGCGGAAGCCAAAGTCGCCGGTGTGGCGCTCTACTACCCGAAATCCATCACTTACGTCGACAAGGCCTGATCCATGTCACTTGCCATCGCCTACACCCCCGAGCTGGCTGATCCCATCCTCGCCACCGTTTCCGGCGGCGCGGTTGTGATCGCCTTCCCTGGAGAAGAGAAGAGCCTGGTTCTCAACCCTGGCAACAACTTCAACATCGACCAGGAGCTCTGGCAGCGCGCACAGGAGCTCTCCAGCGTCCGCGAGATGCTGGAGCAGCGCCTGGTGGAAGAGATCGATCTCTCCACCGAGAAGGTTGATGAGACACCGGCCGCGGCCGTTGTCTCCATCGCCCGGACCGAGAAGCGCGCGGCCCTGCGGTTGATCCATCACAGCCGTGATGCTGAGCAGCTCAAGGCCTGGCATGACGCTGACGAGCGGATGGAAGTCCGCAACGCCTGCAAGCGCCGCATGGCCGAGATCGAGGAGGGCAACGGCTGACCATGGCGATCCCCAGCCGATCGGCATTTCTGTCCCGCTTCCCCGAGCTGGCGATCCATCCCGATGCCGTCGTGGATGGATCGCTGGCCCTGGCCGGTCGCGTCTGCAACGCCGACATCTGGGGTGACATCCATGGCGATGGAGTCTCCTACTACGCCGCCCACCTGGTCACCCAGCGTGTTCGGCAGGTGGGTGCCTCCGTCAACCAGTCCACCGCTGACCCCTCGGGGGAAGGGGTGATGAGCACCTTCTACGGGCAGCAGTACGAGGCCCTGCGCCTCACCCTGCCGCTCACTGGCTTCGTGGTCTGATGCCCCTCCCCGTCGCCGCCTACGCCCCCCACGGCAACGCCCAGCTGACCTTCACAGTCAGTGGCGGAACCGTGACGACAGACCCGGCCACGGGCAACCCCATCGCCAGCGTCGAGACCCTCGAGTACCTGGCGGCGGTGAAGCTCTCGGGCCCGAACTGGCAGAAGGTGGAGGGGGCCGACACCACCCTCTACCGCTGCACTGGGCGGTTGCTGTTCCCCGCGGCGCTGGATCCGCGGATCACGAACGGCAGCAAGGCCGCGGCGGTGATCAACGGCTACACCGGCCGCTTTGAACTGACCTTCGACCTGGACATGGACGACACCGTCTATTCCACGGTCCGGCAGTCGATGCAAGGCACGTTCCGGGTGGTGGGCGGCAAGCAGCTGCCCCCACCGCCACCACCAGAGGACTGAGCCATGCCGCTTGATCTGCGCATCGATGACGCCCTCAACGAAGCGTGGGATGACCTGTCGGCCTACATGGGCCGGCGGTTCACCAATGAGATCAGCGAGGAGAAGTGGGAGTGGCCGCGTGACCCGTCCCCCCGGGACATCGTGGACACCGGCAACCTGCGGCGCAGCCTGCGGATCACCCGTGGGTTGGACCCCAACCAGCTGGAGACCTACTTCGACTGGACAGCCCCCTACGCCTCGGTGGTGCATGACGGGGCCGTGTTCAGGTCGACCGATGCCGAGGGCAATGCCCGGAGCATGCCGGCCAGACCGTGGACAAGACCCGTCCTCTACAACCCGGATGCGCTGAGGCGTTATTTCCAGGCGCGCTTTGCTCTGGCGATGCGGCGGAGGGCCGGGCAATGACAGTCACTGCCTTGTTCGGAGCAACAATTCCCCAGCTGAGGCAGGCCCTGCTCGATCTGTTCGGCAGCGAGCTGGGCACTTACACCCTGCCCGATGGCAGCACCCAGCCGGCCCTCTACGTGGTCGGATCACAGCAGGTGCCGCCGGACTGGCGCGTGGCAGGCATCGAATGCGTGCTGCTGGATGCACCTCCCCTCCAGTCGCTGGGGGGAGTCGGAATGCTCAAGGCCAATCGGATCTGGACGCTGCAGTTCCGCTGCTACGACACCGATCAGAACCTCAACGCCGTCCAGCTGCTGGCGTTCAGGGCCTGGCCATGGGCACAGCCGCGCCGGTTACCGGCGACCGACGACACCTACGAACAGCTCACCTACGAGCTGAACGACCCCGTACTGATCACGCCCCTATAGGAGGACCCCATGGCTGACTTTGCGATCGGCGCCGCATTCCACAAGGCGCACCGCACCCTCGTCCGGGCTGTGCCCCTGACGGCCCCCAACCGACTTTTCGCCACCCGCGACAGCGCCGGTTTCGTCACCCTGCCGACCCTGCCACCAGGCCAGGGCTACATCGAGATGCAGGGCGTCACCTCGGCCAGCTTCCAGGTCGACGACTCCGATCAGGAGTTCCGTCTGATGGGCGATGACGGCTGGACCGATTCGGTGACCACCGGCAGCCGGGTGCGCAGCTCGATGCGCAGCTACTTCATCAAGAACATCGAGATCCCCGGCGGCAGCACCGTCCCGCAGTTCCGCGGCGACTACAGCGAAGACTTCGCCCTGGTGGAGAGCACCCGCTACGACAAGGAGTTCGAGATCTACTTCGAGCTGCTCAAGGAGATGGGCCGCCTGAACGGCACCAGCGGCGACTACATCTACGACTACGCCGGCTTCAACGGCGTCATCAGGAACTACAACGATGGCGGCCAGGCCGAGGGGCTGACCGAGATCAGCTTCGACGTGATGAGCCGGGGTCGCCCGGTCTTTGGTCGCTACAACGCCGGCGGCAGCCCGCTGAGCATCGGCCAGATCCAGAGCAGCCTCCTGTTCCTGGTCACCGGCACTCGCCAGGTTGCCGTGGTGCCTGCAGACAATGCCGACAGTGTGTCGGTCAGCAGCAACATCACGGTCACCTACACCAGCAACGGCACCGCGGCCCTCACCCAGCTGGCCCTGGGCGATGCAGCCGGCGGCGGCTTCCGCCTCGAGGTGGCCTCCAGCGGTGTGCAGGTGCCTGCAGCGGTCTCCCTGGGCGGCGCTGGCAGCAACGTGGTCACGATCAACCCGGCTGCCGACCTGGCCGCGGCCACCATCTACCGGCTGCGGATTGCCGATGGTGCCATCACCCAGGCGGTCGACAACACCGGCACGGCATCGCCTTCTGGCAACCGCCGGCCGCTGCAGGGAATCACCACCACCTTCCGCACTGCCTGACGCACCTACGGTGCGAACTGACGGCCTTGGCCCCGGTCACCCGGGGCTTTTTCATGCAGTTCCACCCCCTGCTGCAGGACCCCACCGGCCGGGTGTTCCTGATCCACTGCAATGTGGAGGTGGCGGCTGTGCATACCGCCCTGCTGGTGGTCGATGGCTTTATCGACGACGAATGGCTGCAGGTCACTGATGGCATGGCCCATCAGCCGCACCTGTTGGGCATGAGCTATCTAGTGCAGCTTCCCGCAGAAGTTGTTGGCCAGCCGGAGCGCTACAAAGGGTATGACTGTGTCCTCCCCCTCAAGAAACTCGCATGAGTAGCAAAGAGCTGCTTTTTGATTCGTTCGCAAAGGATTATGAGACAGTCGGCAAGCTGAGGTTCCGCTGTTATCGCGACCTGCTTGGCGCTGAGGTTGGCGAGATGGAGGTCAACCAGCGCCAGATGACCCAGGCCACCCTGTCGCTGATGACCCTGGCCAAGCGGATCAGCGACGCCAAGGAGATCCCGTTCGATGACGTCATCACCCAACTGACCTCCGGCAACTTCGCCG